GGATGAACAAACCACGTCATTCCAACGCCGTCGACAGTAGGTGTCGGGTTTCGATGAAGAGGGTTAGCATACAGCTCTGGGTGCGTCCATTCGTTTCGCTCTTGACTGATAGGGAAGTATCTGATTCCGCCAAACTCGGTCCTGGATTGTGGTTTGTAGCGGCACAATTCGCCTTGTTCGTCTCTTTCGACCGCTTTTTTCATTTTTGTGATAATCCGTTGACTCACCGTGCGATGCTTCGCCCAATCTTGGTGGCGCTTGCTTTCTTCGTGTTTTTGCCAGTGTTTGGTTTTGCCGGTATATCCGCACGCGCACTCCCAGTGTTGGTCTCCATAAACACCCCCTCTACCACCAAGTCGCCAGCAGCCAACCGCGTGTCTCGCGATGAATGGGCATACTTCGGGGTCTGGGTTTATCCAACAACGTTCCAGGTTGTTTACAACGCACTCGGTTGCTTCACGGAGCATGATGTCGCGCTCTTCTTGAGGAAGTTCCATCCAGATTTCCAGCGTGATTCCAAAATGTTCGGGATGTTCGTTTGACACGCGATACCACGCGGCGCGGTCAACGCGTTGTTCAAGTTGAGCAAAATCGAACAACGAAACTGATTCGCCGTAAGATGGGGGAGGACGACGATGGTGCATTTCTGCCGCGCCGCCAACAGGTGCTGCTGCAGGCATTTCACGGTGGAGTGCGCCAAGAGCGTTCATTGCTTTCAAGTATTCGCCTTCGGGCATTTTGTCTTGGTATTCTTCAATCACAGTCATAAGCGCAGCTAAATTTTCATTAACGGCAGACATTGTTCGTTCGTTTGTTTCTTCGTCGGGTCACTGTATTTTAGATATTGTAAGAAAAGTATTTCAATTTTTTTACAATCGTAAACAATTTGATCGCATCATGATATTTTCATACATTCCATGTTTCAGTGTATAAATTGAATACCAATGCGTTTGTTAAATGAACCGGATTTCGGTTTAAAATCAAACATAGTTGTATTTTGGGTGTCAGAAATACTCCTAGAACCGATATCTAATCCACGCGCCGGCGCGGTTGCCGCGAAAACCGGTCGCGCCGGAGAAATTAATTGTCCGGTCATGAGTTGCGGTATCTGGGAATATTTGTTTACGCGCATAAAATGGCGGACATCGCGAAGTAGAGTGCTCCATGAATAGGTGCGAATCGTGGCGTGATTTGCGCGAAGAATAGAGAAAACAGCGTAAGTGAGTGCACCGGCAAAAGCGTTATTGATATAAGCGTCGGCAGATGTTTGTTCATCACGGCATCCACTAATCATATAGACTTCACCTGACGTTTCGGTGTATTTACCTTGAAGGTAGGCGCGCTGTATTGTGCGCCAGATTGGGGTGCGCGTGGATGGCGGCGACAGAAGAATACTGAAATCCTCATACTTATACCGAATATCACAACCAGTGCCATTATGGCAGCAGTCCAGGATGACGTAGAGGCGTGCACCGCGGGGGACCTTGTTCACGAGAAGTGTGCGAATTTCATCATCGGTGATCATTCCACCACCGGCAGATGCGGGTGCGGCATAATCCACGGGGCAAAGACACGAATCCAGACCAGTGGCTTCATCCCCATTTGTATCACGGACAAGTGATCCATGACCCGAATAATGAAATACTGCTTCATCGCCGGGGATCATTCCAGCGACGAGGGTGGTCAATCCGGCAATTATATTTTGGCGGGTGGGCAGGAGAGGCGATGCAGTGCCAGCAGCGCCGCGATTACCGTCGGTAAGAACTGTGATCGACCCGGCAGTGTATCCTAAATTCAAACGCAGATATTGAGCCACATTTACGACATCATTATAACATCCATTGAGTTCGCTTTGGGTGTCCCGGTAGTTGATTCCAACGAGGAATGCAGTGCGGCGAGGAGGGCGGATAGACGTTGACATATTCTATTATATATAGTAATTACAAAAACTGAACTACATTTCATCAGTTGAACGACTACATAAAAATGTATAATAAAGATACGTATAGATGTGAATATATCGAAATAATAATATAATGAAACTCGCATTTATCACTGGAATCACCGGTCAAGATGGTTCGTATCTTAGTGAACTGTTGTTAGAAAAAGGATACAAAGTATTCAGTATGGTTCGTAGAACATCGTTGCTTTATTCACACACCAGAATCGACCATATTCGCGATCAACTTGAACTCAGATACGGAGACATGACGGATGCAACTGGTTTATCGAATTATATTCATACGATCGTGCAAACACATCCGGATTTTAAACGATTGGAGATCTATAATTTAGCAGCGCAATCCCACGTGGCAATATCCTTCGATATACCAGAATATACAGCAGATGTGGACGCCATAGGAGTGCTACGATTATTGGAAATTATACGCGGATTTCCAGAAGCAACTCGAAAGAAGATACGATTTTATCAAGCCGGAACAAGCGAAATGTTTGGTGAAGTCAAAGAAACGCCTCAAAACGAAAATACACCTTTCAATCCAGTATCACCGTATGCTGTAGCCAAAGTATACGGACACTACATAACAAAAGTATACCGTGAAGGTTATGGGTTATACGCAGTAAATGGCGTATTATTTAATCATGAAAGCAAACGTCGTGTAGAGAATTTCGTCACTATGAAAATTGTGAATGGGATAAAACATATTCTGGATGGATCGCAATCCTGTATCGAACTAGGAAATATCGATAGTAAGCGTGATTGGGGTCATGCGAAGGATTATGTGTATGGAATGTGGTTGATGCTGCAACAAGAACAACCCGACGATTATGTGCTTGCATCAGGGAAAACGCAAACGATACGAGTTTTTATAGAGAAAGCATTTGCATATAAAGGAATACAAATCGTATGGAGTGGTGAAGGTCTTAATGAGGTTGGCAAGGATCGGGAAGGAAATGTGCGAGTAAAAATAAATTCGCGGTATTTCCGCCCTTGCGAAGTCGAATTTTTATTAGGGGATTCATCTAAAGCGCGAGAAAAGTTGGGTTGGAAGTTCGAGTATGATACACTAGAGAAACTGATAGAGGAGATGTTTAGTTAGTTAGTGATTGGCATCTATTGCCTCCGCATCCGTAACAAATAACCGGTTCATCGCACACACTTCCGGTTTATCTGCACTTCGTAACGCTGTAAAGATATGATGAATAATTGCATCGTGGCGGACACGAATTGTGTAATCCTGCTGAATTGCGCCACGCCCAATACGTCCCATGGATTGAATCGCCTTTTCCTGCGTCATTCCTTCTAGATCCTTTCCGATATATCCATGACAGAACTGATAATTCGTGCCATAGATATAGTCTGTTGCAGTAATAATCAAGTATAGTTTCTGATGCTTTGCGAGTGTCTTCATAATATCCGTATATTTCTGATCAGTGGCATTCGTGATTGCACCGATTCCCATGAGAAGCAGGAGTTTCCAGTGTGACGCGACATTGAGAAGCATAATCTGCGCTACAACGTCATCTTCCACGAATGACGTGAATTCATTGGAAATTGCCGTGCGATCCGTCCATCGCTTCAAATGTTCCAATCTGTTTGGAACGAAGAGTTCATGAAGTGCCGTATATTTCACTGATTTTTTGAGTTCATCCACCTTGGTATGTAGTCGATCTGTTTCAGGATTGACACGTGTATCAGATGTGAATTTCCTGGTTTTCTTTTCATCATCACCGCTGCCTGCTGCACCTGGGACTTTACTTTCGCCTTCAAGATCTTTAATCAATTTCTCTGTTTTTACGATTTCTTCCAGAACATTCGTATTGAAATCGATTATCTCCATAATATCATCCATAACAACCGTTGGTATTTTCGCAATTTGGAGCATATACGCTGCAACCTTATCCACGTTTTCAGTAAGATAAATTGTAGGTCCATCCGTAAGGGTATGTGCATCACTCGTGGATAAATTGACGACGGATGCGAATTTGGGTTTACGAACCCCCATGAGCGTCTCATATACAGACGACCAAAATTTGGGGCGGATATTTTCAAGGAGAATTAGGTAGTATTCTTTAATGCTTGTCATTGTAATTTCGCCGATATCTGCAAACATATTCTCCGGAAGGTAACGCTGTGATGATATAATTAAACCGCGATTGTCGTCGGTGTCGGGGTCTGTGTCTTTGACGCGGATTTTTCTATCTTCGTCACCGTCCTCGCTGTCCTCGCTGTCCTCGCTGTCATCGCTGTCCTCGCTGTCCTCGCTGTCCTCGCTGTCATCGCTGTCATCGCTGTCATTATTGACAACAACCGGTTTCGTGACAAGTGCGATGAACCGCAAAATCTCTCGCAAATCGAAATACCGCATGAGTGTCTTATATGTATTACAATGTTCAACGCATTCCAATACTCGGTCGTAATCTTCACCGAACATATAATGCGGTAATTCAATAAAACCCCCCTGATTTACGATTGGAATGGATTTCTTGAAATCGTGACTAATGACACTGTATACTTCTGGGTTCTTGTCGTGAAATTTGACCTTGAAATCCTGAATCACGTCGACGATTTCATCTTCGCGTGGTAATGTGGCCGACGACAGGACAACATTTGGAATCAAGTTGCCACTCCAATTACGGTGGATAATCGGGTGAAGCACGTGGTCGGAGTAATCCAATGATATTGTCGGTTCGTCCCAATACATCATAAGTTTTTCGAGGGGGTGAAACGCCATCATATACCGCATCGCAAGCAAATATGAGCGGATATCGCAAATCATGATTTCAACATTATCGCCAATGCTGTTATCCACTTTACGAATCCGACCGCTGCGTTTGTCGCGAATGGCCTCTTTTGCCGCGAAATAATGCAGACGTATATCGTCGATATTGCTGCAACCGAAAGCAAATGCAATACGTTTCTTCACGGAAATCGCGGCTTTCGCGAGTGCCAATCCTACATGACGCGCAGCGCAAACGAAGATAATCTTATAGTTCTCTGACAAACCAAGCGGTGAAAGCGTTTTTCCCGTGCCAGTTGGTGCGATATACAACACCATCTTGGCGCCCGATCGTTTCGCAATTGTGAATAGTTGTTTTTGATGCTCGTATAATTGGAAATCCGCGTATTTGAATACGGCTTCGTTTTGTTCGACGAAACGATATGCATTACGAATAAATCCGATGATTTGAACATCGTCATTGAATAGTGATATAATATAATTCGCAAACTCGATAATATGTGCGTTGATTCCAAAGACCGATTTTTGGAGCATGAGTTTCAATGTATAATAATGCTTCATCCATTCGTTCGCCGTTGTCGTTGTCGTCGTCGTCCCCACCGCCACCGCAGTCTTCGCGGCGATCATCGCATCGATTGTGTCCATAATGTGATGGTCGTATGTATCTCCTGAACCGCCATACGTCGTATTCATGTTTTGGATTCGCATTAGATCCATTTTTTTCATTGTTTTTTTTGATTTAGGGTGGATTTCAAATCGATTCGATGTGTGTCCAAGTGCACTAATCACGCGCTCCACGCGTTTACGAAAGTATTCATCAAATATATAATCATCCATTTCAGGTGTCGCAGTTATTTTCAAACGCGATATCAACGATTGATGTGGATTAAACACACGATTTACATCATGAAACCCGTCAATAATAAGTTGCAAGATGCGCATTTCTTCTTCAGGTTCCATGATTTCGACACCATTCCATTCTTCACTAGTGAGTTTCACTTGAATAAGAGTTTCGCTGTTACTAGCAGTTGTTGCGGCCATTTGATTTGTTAATAGGTTTAAAATTAATCCAAGAACGATACATTAAAAACATTATAATCCATTTAAATCAATTTTAACAATAAAAGTATTATAACCCATTTTGCGTGCATAAATTGAATTAAATATAACCGCGTAATGTATATCACCTCCGCCAATAACCACGCCCACCCCTCCCTCCCGTGTGTCTGTTCGCACCGTGACCGTTTCAAATGCCAATTATTGTGAGTTTTGATGGGAATATCGGTTCGGGAAAATCTACGACGTGTTATGAATACGAGCAATATCTGAAAAACCATATGTCGAACACGGATGATGACGGCAGTAACCATAATACGGTATTCCCAACCATAACATCATTTAACGACGAGGTATGTTTTCTGGATGAACCGGTGGCGTTATGGAATCAGGTATGCGATAAGGATGGCGTGAATATCCTGACAAACTTATACAAGGATATTCGCGCGAATGCGTTCAAATTCCAGATGATGGCGTATATTTCGCGCCTTTCATTATTGCGTAAGGCAGTCAAGGACCCGAAAATCAAACTCATCATAACCGAGCGAAGCGTGGAAACGGATCGCAATGTATTTGCAAAAATGCTATACGATGTCGGTGATATTTCACATGACGAATTCCAGATTTATACGTTGTGGTTTGATGAATTCTTGACGGATGTTCCATTATCGGGAATTGTATACATTCATGCATCACCGGAAGTCTGCATGGAACGCATCGGAAAACGCGCCCGTTCTGGTGAAACGATTCATTCTGATTATATTCAACGATGCCATCAATATCATGAGGACTGGATTCATTCGAAAAAATGCCCTCTTTTGGAATTGCCCGCCAATGAAGATGTTATTGGCGCACCATCTCTTCTCTTAAAACGAATGGAGACTATTACTGAATTTATTCGCGGGTTACTGTAAAATCAAATGCAAATAGAGATAAATATACTTGTTATAATATATTTATCATTTTTATTGTAATGACCATCATTTATCATTTATCATTGAATTACACATGAAACATCGGGTCAGTTTGTATCCAGTTGTGAATTATTGAAATCAAGTATGATAGATGCACCAGTATTCAAATTGTTCGTTCTACAGTATTTTGTGAACTATTTGAAGGACTTCCCACACTACATTGTCGAAACCAGTATATGAGTTCAAATTCTAAATATTAAATTCAATTATGAAAGGTTGAAACTCTCGTATTCTACGAAAGTGGAAGAATAATTGACATAAATATAAATTTCTGCATTATTTATACATGGCAAAGTATTCGGATTATAATATTATACCTATTGGGGATCATTGTGCGATTTCATTAATACTTAAAGAACTTAATTTGAGAACAAAAAGTTATCCGTTTGATTGGGTTACTGCGATAGACCAATTGAATGATACAAACATTGTTTATAATATACAAATTATCAACGAATTAACATTATCAGATAACGTAGATGATATAGCGCAAAAATACATTGGTGATGCATTCGAGAATACTAATAGAAATAGCATTAACAATATTACATTTCCTCACGATACAGAAAATGTGGCTGATATTTTTGAAAAATACAAACGAAGATTTAATCGATTGAAAACGGATTTACCTAAAAAAAATATGTTTATACTACTGACAAGACATTATTATATCGAAAAAGATATATTTCAAAAAATATCAGAACAATTATTACAGTATAATACTGAATCTATAATATTATTTATAAGTGGCGCAAATCATACATATTTTGAAAATATGAATTGTTCCAATGTTATATTTAAATATATAGAATATGATATTTCAAAATGTTATGATTATGATTATAGCACATTTCGTCCAAATATTAAAATATTTTTATCAGATTTACTATTATAATTTCGAAACTTTACATCATAAAATTAAACAGTAAATCTGATATAAATAATTGACATAAATATAACTTTTTTTAATATATCACGAAACCCTAAAATGAATCATCGAACAATTGTATACATGTGGAATTTCAAACCGAATGAACGCAACTCGATACCGATGGACTGTATTCGAAAGAATAAAATGTTTATGCCGGAATATAGTATCGTAACACCTCACGATATTATACCTATTCTTTCATCTTTTGACGGTCTTTCTGAACTGTGGGCGAAGATTCCCGACAAATATTGGATCGTCAAGGCCGACTTGGGGCGATTGTTGTATATTTATAAACACGGCGGATTTTATCTTGATGTCGACTGTATTATGAAATCGAACCCATTTAATTCCATCAATCCGAAATGTGATCGAATGATTTTATTTACAGAATTCATTGTTTCTGTGGATAAGTTAGGTGTGAGGGAATGTAAACATCCTCGTAATGGAGTGCGTATTGCCAATTTTGCGTTTGCTTCGAATTTTAAACGCCACCCTTTTTTGGAGTCGTGTATTCGTGAATGCATACGCCGTCTCACCATATTATTTGAAGATACGAATACGGAAAAATGGGAAGAAACCGATATTCTTTGGGTATGTGGACCAGATGTCATTACAACAATGTATCACGCACAATTCGGTGATGATGGATCTCACGCCGATGTCGATTCATCCATCCGTCTTATTGAAACAGGTTGTTTGCTACATCTGGGGTATGGATCATGGCGAGATAAATAGAATGAATATCATCATAACAATGATGTAGGAAATAAACCCGTATGAGTCCCTTGAGTAACTATCGTTGGTTCCGCCCAATATACGCTAAGATTATTATCTCTGGCAGCTACATTTAACCACCAATCAACCGGTGAATTAATTTTATACTTTAAATTCGTCATATAGTCGCATATTTTTTTAGCGCATCGATTGTGAATGACGTAACTATCGGTGCATCGTGTAGCGCCACCATAACCTTCGTCATTTGTATCGATGCACTTTTTATAAATATTCTGGTTTGGAACGAGTTCAGATGCTGGAATATGTAATTGGCACCCATCACCGATAAATACCATGTCATAATCCGTCGGCACTTGTGTCATGTAGTTTGTTAATTTATTCATAAAATCATCCGAGAGAATGACGTCATCTTCAAAAATTAAAGCTTCATCTATATTTTCCGTGATCATCAATTTATACGCATAAATGTGTTTCAGATGTAATGATAGGGGTGAGCGTTTATTTGTAATATAATTTTGGTCAAACTCTTGACATTGATCTTCGGTGATTTCATCTTTATCAAAATTTTCGATAAATGTAAATTCTTGGATATCATGTTTTTTAAACTGGTCTAAAATGTGTTTTTTTCGATCGGTTAATTTTGAATAGTGCAGGACAAATATTTTCATTAGAATATATATTCTATTTTTTACTATTGTTTATATTGTTTATTATTACTATTGTTTATATTGTTTCTTCATACTAAGATGCAGATCCAAAAAGCCATCTTAACCCTGTAGTTAATATGTTTCTATTTTCACCGTCGCCGTCACCGTCCTGATTATTCATATTCGACGACGCTTCTGGAATAGTTATACGAAAATCCCGTGATGAATCATTCGTTACTTCATGTTCGCTTTCAATATACCCCGCGATTTGATTGTCTATACTACGCCCGCCTCCAGACATTTCTGTCAAGAGAACCGACTTGGGTCGATAACGCAAAATATCAATTTCATACTTTGTTATTTTGAAAAGATCTTTTCCATAAATTTCATAAAGAAGCATCCATTCAAATATACCCCCTGTATAAATATGGACATTCGTAAACCCGAGTTTGACTAATTGTTCATATTTATGTAATATCGTGATGTCATTGGAGTTTTTCCCATATACAATAATCATGATGTCTGGTTTCTTATTTATGAATGCATTTACAATCCGTTCTTCAAAACGGATATCTAATGTAGTTTTAATAAGACAATGCTGAAGTGATTCCGGTAGGGTATTGATGATCAATGTTGAATGTTGGACGTGCAAATTTCGATATACCACCATTTGCAGGTCTTCATAACTCACTTTGGGAACAAGCGATACTTGGTTTCCCATGTTTATTTCTTTTATCTCCTTGTCCTAATAAATAATATAGTTATACTACTACTATTATTTGTTTTTATCTAATTTACGCCACATTCACTACGATCAATCAAATGTGATTACGATATCTACAAACTCTTTTTTGATACTTTTTGTTGCAGATGACGATAATTCCTCACGTTTTTTACGATGTTTTGTTCCTCCTGTAGTTGTTTCACTTTGGATTTCTGAAGTCGGAGTTGTTGTTCCTGTATTAACATCTACTGGCGTTGTTATTTCACAACCGTCTATCGTGGCGGATGATGTCTGGTGCGATTTGGCCAACTTACGCGTAGTATTGTTACGAATATTCATATCCGTCTCAATTGCCGTATAATTTTCTTGGATATATCGAAGCACCTCATTCTCAATTGCCCATTTAAAGAAATTAAGTTGACCTAATGTCGTCTGAATATACGTCGTTCCATTTTTATGAGGGACATTGATGCGGTCCCAACGACAGAATGGGTCGAAACGTTTCTTCGAATAAGCGCGGAGTTTCAGTTTATAATCCACATAGACCTTAAACCGTTTTGGTCGCGTAGTAGAAGTGGACGACGACGACGACGACGACGATGTTGTCGGATCACCGATTAGATCATACACCGTATAATGCTTCTTTGAATAATTGGTGACAAACCAGTCCATGATACGGAGAGAAATATTCGTTGTTCCGTTGATTACAGCAAGCATTTTATCCATATATTCCCCTCCATTTTCATTATAAAAACGTAGGACTTTATGAAGAAGAAGGTCATTTTGGGTATTATAAAGACTCGTTCCGTGGGCCAATGTTACATGCGCAGGAGTAAAAATGGAACCCAAAGGTGCGACCTGATGGTCATTTTTGGGTGATTGCATACATGCAAGCATGGTTTCGTGTAATTATCATATTCAAATAGTATTTAAACCTCTTTTCATATTTCGTATTTCGTAATATTTGACTATAGACTAACTAATATAAACACTAACCCATACATATATGCAGTAGATATCCCCCATTCATACTAGATTTCCATCATGTCTCTCGAGCGCGCTGATTCATATTCTCCCAAAACCTGTGCCGAACAATATAAAATTGCCAACGCGGCACTTCAAACATTTAATGCAGATTGTAATCATTCGTCGTCTAGTGACACTGATACTGAGTTGGATACAGATAAAGTTAGTAAACTCTACATCGACTTGAATAAATTGCCTGCGGGACAATACGAATATTATACGAATTCAGGACATATCATGAATCAGATGTTGCTTTATATGTATCACACGATTCAAAATGTGGTTTCTTTGTCGACAGAGGCGGCGACGGCGACGACCGATCCTGATGCTCCTGTTCGTCCGACCCATCTTAAACTCCGTCGTCGTCCATATAAATATGACAAGGAGGATTTCTGTTACTTACATCTTGGATACGGTGAATACAAATATATGTATACAATTCCGGCCACCAAGAGTGAACCAGAGAAAACATCCGAATTTCTAATTTCATATCATCAAGAAGAAAAAACGGTGGGGACGCACGATTCACCCGATAAATTTGAATCCATGAAAATTCGCACAGATTCACCACAAGCGTTCCATCATTTCTACCGAGAAAGTGACAATTTCCTTGAAAATAATGAACAAGACGATACGAAACTCCACGTATTTGTCATGACAAAATATGGCGAATGGATGCGATATAATAAAATCCCATCGCGCACACTTGATACAGTTTATTTCGATGAGAAATTGAAACAGAAACTCCGCGCCGATATTACGGATTTCTTGAAGAAGGAGAAAGACTATGATGAATTTGGTATTCCGTATAAGAAGAATTATCTCCTCACTGGTATTCCAGGTAGCGGGAAAACCAGTATAATCAAGGCGATGTGTAAAGAAATTGGGTATCACCTGTGTATTTTCTCCATCAACCACGACACGGATAATAATACAGCGTTATCGGCGTTCCGTGATATCCCGCCCAAGTCGGTTCTCTTGTTTGAAGACATCGACTGTCTTTTTGAGAAACGAACTGGAACACAAGAAAACAAGAGCACATTTACATTCAGTAATCTATTGAACTTACTTGACGGTGTGTTTTTCCGAAAAGGTCTAATTTCATTTATTACAACGAATCATCCGGAGAATCTGGATCATGCATTGTTGCGTCAGGGGCGAACGGATATG